TGCGGTCGGGTCCACTCATCCATGACCGCGAATATCTGCTGACCGGCTATCATATCACTGATTTCATCGCACATTGCGAGATTGGCCCGTTCCGCCACGCGGCAGGCCTCCGTTCTGGCAATGCGCTCACTCTTGTAGGCAAGTCCATCAGCGAACGGTCGCAGCCGTTTCTCAATCTGATCAGGTGTTTCCCCTGCCGCCAACCCTTGGGTAATTTGGGTCAGGAACGCAGCGCGTGTCTGTTCTACCCAGGCCTTCAGCCGCTCATCCCATGACTTGCCGCCGGGAAGGCTCGTCCTCAGCCAGTTGTCGATTTCGTCTCGATTCGGCGGGTCAAACAGCATACTCTTCACGGCCGCTTCCAATTCACCCCTCGGCAACCCCTCAAGTTCCCAGCGGCCCCTGACTTCAATCGGCTCCTCGGCTTCCTGTTGTTGCCTCGGTTGAACTATGGCGACAAGAACATCCCGCGGCATGGCCTTTAACAGGGAGCGGACAGCCGATTCGAAACTTCGTCTGCCGAAATCCGCGAGTTTGTCACGCATGTCCGCCAAAGCGCGCGAGACCATAACGTCAAGGCGATTGTTGAGTTCGCGGAGATTGAATCCCCGCACGCTGCTGGCCGCCTCAGTCGCTTGTCTGGCTAGACTGGCGACAAGACGCCGAATCTCACGCCCCAGGGCGATGCTGTCGCGCACCACGGCTACCTTCCGCTGGTGGAACCGGGCTGTCAGCATGGCGGCAATTCTGTCCGAGTTGACAACAGGCATATCAGTCTGCGAAATTCATCAGATCGCGTTCCTGGTTGTAATCAAAGCCGTGGCGTGCTGCCACTGTCTGAGGCGAGACGACGCCCATCGTTAGCAGAATTTGATCGGCTTGCGCCTCCTGGAGGCGGTCGCGGGTCATGACCGTCGGGGCTTCGGCGTCGATGACAATCTGCTTTGAGACTCCATCCGGCAAACGTCCGGCGCGTTCCGCGACTTCCAGCGCCCGCGTGAGAACCTGCGCGTCCCACCAGATCATCTGCGACTGGAGCCGCTCGAACATTTTCACCGCGTGGCCTTCAGCCACGAGTGTCGACGAATAGTTGGCGTTCGACGCGTCGCCGGAGAGCATGTACTCTGGCATCGCTAGCCTAGCGGCGATCGCTCGCAACTCTGCTTGGATCGCCGCCACATAGTTGGCGACGTTGATTCCCTCGGCAGGGAATTTCACCTCCACCCCCGGAGCAACATCGATGATCGCACCCGGAGGGAACCGTTCGTAGGTGTTGGGCCTTTGCTCCGCCGGATTCTGCGGCACGGATGCCATGCGGGATACATACTGCTGGACACTCCCAACGGGTGCGGCCCCGTGTTGGCGGACAATCGCTACCGCCGCCTGAATACTTGCCACCGTTGTCATGTTGCGAAGCAGCTTCCACACTCGGCGGAGATTGGCCCTCACAGCAAAGAGCGTCGGCAGGCCTCTTGGCATTGTCCCATCCACGTTCACCTTCCGATGCTGAACGTCCTTCGCGTCAATACGCTGCCAATCCATTCGCGTGGCGTTGTAACGCACCCAATAACCCAGGACCGTTTCGGCGTCCTGATCATCCGTGATCACGCCGAAGAGTGACGTATCGCCAGGCGGCGCCGTTACCTGCTCGGGTTCGATGTAGCGCACCACGAGCTTCCCGTCGATCTCGAAGAATCTCAGAAACACCTCACCGTCACGGTCGAGCCGCATCTGATTCTCAATCTGGCGGTGCTGCCATAGGTTCAGTTCCTGGAACTCCGTCAGTTCCCGATCAATTGCCTCCAGCACGTCATCGCTCATGTCTGCCTTTGGCTTAGGACGGACCGTGTAGCGATGGCCGGTTCCCACAACATAACTCACCCGGTTCTCAAGTGCCGAGAGTGCGAACGGATGATGGGTCGCAAACCACCGTGACTCATCCCGTATTCGGGCAAGCTCGCTTTCCGTCTTGTATGGCGGCCAGAGGGGACCGCCGATTTCCAGAAAATCGCTCCATGCCGGATCGTCCCGGTCCAGCCACTCAACAAGACGCTCAAGTACCGTCTCTTTCGTCTGCATAAAAGCCTCCTGACGTTTCTAGGATCAGACGGATCGCCATTTCGAGGGCGTCCGGTCCGTCGTCGTGCTGTCCCACTGGGAACTCCTGCAGCTGCTGGAGGAGCAGCCGCCCCGAGAGATCATCGACAATCCGCAGTTCGCGCCGCGTGATGTACGGCCCTAACCTGCGGATTCTGACGAGCTTGCTTACCTTATTCCTGATTTGGAAAATCGGGTACCGCATTTTGAACTGATCGTCGGCCACCCGATTAAATTCATGGATCAGCAGCTCCTGAAATTGATTCGCCTCGAACCCGACAAGGTCAGGCTGATGCTGAGCGCAGGCCAGCATGACGTCCGCCACCAGTTTTTGCGGTGATCGTCGCTGCAGGTCCGCCTTGATCCAAAGCAAATCGTCGCATACGGCGACCAGCACGATGGCAGAGTAGTCGCCCGCTTTGTCTTGCTTGCCCAGCGATGGATCAACGGCCAAAGCCGACACAGTACATTGCCGCGGAAACCGGTCCGGCGGAACAAATACCCAATCGCCCCAATACTCGGCGGGCCAATCGACTCCGGCAACGTTCACGAATTCGGCCTCAACCTCCTGCCGAATAAGCAACGGAGTGAGCTGACTGCTGACGCGCGAGAGAAAGCCGCTCGGCAAAAAGGGGTTCGTTCGCGACGATGCGTGAACGGTGCGAACACCTTCAACGCCACGTCCGAACACCTCGTAGGTCCAATGTGAGGTTCCTTTCGGCGTAAAGGTACAAGCGATCCAAGCATCAGGCGTCTGCCGAAGGGTCAGCAATACGATATCGTACACTTCGCGGGAGAGGAGCGAAGCCTCGTCGATCCAGACCCCTGCCGTTGTTAGGCCGCGAAGCCGGTCTGGTCGGTCAGCGGAGCGGAAGAAAACAACTGCGCCGTTGTTTAGCGTTGCGACCAGTCGGCCTCGGTTCACTTGCGCAATCATGCGAAGGTCTCGGCCTAATACAAGAAATTGCGGCCAACAAATATCTTGTAGCATCATATAGGTTGGCGCAACAACAAGGTACTGCCGCCGGGGCAATGCTCGGCGTAAAATTCGGTAGCAACCAATCCACGTTTTCCCGGCGCCCCTTCCCCCGACAAAGCCGACGATTGGTTCAGTCGCCGTCAGAAATTCGTATTGAGGTCGCGTCGGTGTCACTATCACCAACGACTCGCTCGACGATTCGGAGTGTCTCGCCATCTTGCGTTGTCTCGCGAACCTCCTTTTGGCCTAGGTACACTTTGCCGAGCCAGATTAGGACCGCCGCGTTGCCTTGTTCGCATGCACGCAATTGCCAACCGCGTAACCTGACGCGAAACAATGCGCGCCCGTTGTCTAGCGCTTTTCGCGCCCGACGCCGTAGGGTCCGTTCCGAAATCTTCAAGACACGTGCGATTTCGGCATCTGTACAACCTAATGCCGCTAAAGTTTCGACTTGCGCAAGGTCGATATCAACCCGTCTCATTGGCCGCCTTTCTTTTTTATAGCCGGTCAATCAGGTTTACGGACAGTTGGCGGAACGATTTTCGGGTAAATGTGTGGCCTAATGAAGTGATGAATGCGCCACACAAGGCCTAAATCCGCAATTGTAATTGATTCTGGCCAACGTAATACGGTGTAAAAAGTCTTGATGTACGTCCCAACTTGCTTGTATTCATTGCTCATTCCGCCTGACCTAACTTGGGTCGGTTTCGACTGTTGTACGATCAAATCAAACTCTGGAGTTACTTCTCCCAATGAGTTAAATGTCACATAGGTCGTCACATCTTCGTTAAACCTAGCGCTAAAGGTAATAGGTTTACGCTGCGAAATTAGGATGGCTTGCATCACTTTTCTGCGCGTTAAATGTACCTCCCCGGCACAATCTGATGACATACCAATGCACGCTGCTCGCATGAATGGTACACGATCAATCAGTTGCCAAAGTTGCAAACAAACATACGGAAATAGGTAATGTTGACACCATTCGGGCAAGCGCGACACTCGCCAATGATATAGCCATCGCAAATCGTTATTTAGCTCGGTTGCTAAGTGACAACCATAAAGGTCATCATCGCATTGAAGCTGATGTGTAATTCCTAATTTGCGACACCAGTCGTTTGTTGCATTGCGCGCATGAACGGCGACTGATGTCGGGCCGTTGTTATCGAAGTAATCGACCTCCACTTGTTCGCGGTCGTAGATCAAGACCTCGTCGCCGTAAAGCCGTTTATACTCAGGAAGGTCCGGATCGCGTTGCTCAACGAGAAGGTAAATCAGCCAAGGCCATCCTAAGTCCAGAAGGAGTTTGCGGGTTGTAAAGGTCTTGGCCCGGCGATGCGTAAGAATAATGGCCGCCGGTCGCATATTTGGCGGTGTTTGCAGAAGGGTCTTGGCTCGGTCTTGTGTTGTATTAGGAGTCTCCAAGCAGTTCATCCAAAACACTCTCCGTAACAGAAAGCCATCCCTTCTTAAACGCAAATTCAGCGTCAACGATTACGAGGGCGCATTCCTCGAACAAACGCTGAATTTCTTTGGGCGCGTGAGCATAATATTCGGCAATCTGATCGAATCTGAATCGGCAATGCCGGTAGCAAGCGGCACGCCAGAACGGTCTTAGTTCCTCTGGCAATTGCGATTCGTACTTCAGTAGCTCCTGTGCCCGGCTATCGTCGAAAAGCTCGCTGATGCGCGGAGGCTTGTCACGTTTCGGTGTGTATATCATCTTTTCTGCTCGGCGAACGTACTTTTCCCTCAGTTCGCGCCGGTAGGCCTCTTTGTCAAGTATCTTTTTAAGTTCGGTGTCCGTGAAGCCGGGCAATGGAATGTCTTTCAATTGCGATAATTCAAGCCGCAGGAGCGGATAATCCCAAATCGCAAGTTCGCCGGTCTTGTTGTCAGCAATACGATAAGCTCGGGCTTCTTCTGGCGTTAGGTCGTGAGCAACGTGAACGGGGACCACCTTAAGTTTGAGTTTTTTTGCCGCTTTCCAGCGGGTATGGCCGACGATAATAAGTCCATCAGGATCGACGACGATTGGTTGTCTAAATCCGTACCGTTTAATGGATTCAGCAACCGCTGAAACGGCGCGGTCGTTTTGCCTTGGGTTGTTGTCGTATGGCTTGAGCCGTTTAATCGGCCAGAGTTCGACCTCACAATTTGAAAATCGCGTTTCGGCGCCTTTCATATGTTTTGCTCCAAGGTCCTTTCTCGCAATTGTAACGTTCACGCGCGTCAAATACTTAATCAAAGTTAATTAATCCTTGGAG